TACCTATATTTATCACGACATTGAAGGCGCTGATATTACTGTTCAAGGGTTTCGCTCATTGAACTCTGGTTATCAGATCTTTGGTGGTGGGCTGGTTGAACTTCAGTTGTTTCCCAAGCAGCTTGGAGAAAGCACCTACTCAAACAGTTGGTTGGATAGACCGCGTGAAACAGTTGCCATTGAGTGTACGTCTATTGATGGTCTTAGTGGCCCTAACTCTCTTATATCTTTTGTTATGAGTGATGGGCGACCTATTAGAACAGATAGCTGGATAACTTCTAATACTACTCTTGTTAAAGTTCTCGGTATTCAGTCGATTACTGTCGCCGGGCCTTTGCGTTCGCAATTGTTACTTGAGGGTGATGTTCGCAGTATCTTTACCCCACTTAATAACTACACGGCTTTAGGAGCTTAATATGATTTGCAAGAAGACGCTGATTTTACAGCCGACATTGATTGAGGCATTAACTGAAGGTGAGGAATACCCGGTATTGCGCTCTGATGAAACTGGCGTTTACGTCAAAAACAATCAGGGTGAAGATCACCACTTTTCACCAGAGCACCAAGAAGAGTATTTTGAAGTTTAAATAATCTTCTCAAGTTCACTAATGCGCTTGTTGAAAGATGAGCGCATTTTTTCTAACTCTTCCCAAGACCATTTGACCGGGGATGTATTCGACTCGCAATAGTCAATAATTGCTTGGCCCTCTTCTTCACCGAAGCGATCCTTTAATCCTTGCTTGTATTTTCTGGTTTCATTCCTTTGATGGTTACTATCCCTTTCTCAATTAACCGGCGCCAGGTGCGAACCATTGCCCGGCGCATGTACCATTCACGTTCTTCACCCGTCATTGACGCGTTATTGTTGCGTCTGTCTATCGCATCATGGCAAGCGTGGCACGCATAGCACGCGCTAATATCGTCAGACTTGGTACTCATTCCGTTTGATTCGTCAGGCAGGTGAGCAAGTATTGTGGTTTGCCAGTTAAAGTTGCACACGCCGACTATCTGAAGCGTGCATTCTTCATCCCTTGCGCTATCGCGCAGCTTCTTTGAAACGATCTTCATAGTTACCCCATTGCCAGTAGCTGATTAACGGCTTGTTCAGCCTGTCCCTCATTCTCAAAGGTCCTGGATAAAATAAATTTCCAGACCACACTGAAGGCGGCTTTATAGAACCTGGCAAACTCATCTTGGTCCATTGCGTTGAAGTTGATTGATAGCGGCACTTTTCGTAGGCCGGTTGGCGTCACTTCATATCGGAAATAACCTGCCTCAATCTTGATCCATTCATGGAGCGCCTGTTTTGACTTCTCAGGCGCCTCTATGTATTGTGCGCGCCTTTGCCTTAGTTCGGTCAAGAACGCCTTGCAGGCGCGGCGAATTGCGCCAGAATTGCCGCCCTGGCGATCAAGCCAGTCAGAGAACTTCAATAGCGTGCCTTTTTCGCTGGCGCTTATCAGGCCGCCTTGTGGTTCCCAATACTCGAAAGCCAATTCAAGAAGGCCGCCCCAATACAGCCGATGGTGTTGAATTGAGCGAGGCTTTAGCATGACAGCCTTAACGCGTACCCCCTGTCCAAGCTTCCAGGATTTAACCAGGTCCTGATCTGTTTGTGTTACCGGGCGCAATGATCCGTCCTGGCACTTTACCAGTGTTATTTCAGTTGCCATAAAAACCTACCCTGAAGTCGTGATAAAACTGGCGAGTTGGTGCATAGCTTCCAAGCGCCGTGAATATCGCTACCTGGCATGGGAATTGTGGGCTTTGTGGCTTTCCATTTTTATCTAAAAACCTGGTTCCGTCAGGACGTAAAAACTGAAGCCTAAAGGGCATTCTGATTATTGTGTCTGCCTTTTCCCAGGCGTAGCGTGAATATCCTGTTTCAGTGTTATCAGGCATGATTACGCAAGTAGTATTGCCATCATATTCAGCTTCTCGCCATGCCTTCTCAAGCCATGGTTGAATATCACTGAAAGGAGGATTGCACCAGGTTAAAGGCGCCCATGGTAGCTCAAGCCCATTCTGATCATTTTCCAGGCTGTAAAATTTTTCAGCCTTGGCTGTTTGGGGTAGCGCGCAAGCGTCAAGGTCAAACTCTTTTACCATTAGATCTTCAAGTGAGGCAATGAACCATGGTGGAGTTTGCGCGCAATCCTTATCGCTGATGGGAGTGTTTGAATTGTAATTTTTCATTCCTGTTCCTTGTGTTCAAGTTGCATCATTGCCATGGCCTGGCTGATTGATACCGGGCCTTTCTTCTGGTTTGAACCAGATTGATGGACCAGTAAAGCTTGGCGAGTGTCACCGATAAGGACCGGCTCAGGTATTGCGTCCATGTGGCCTGTTCGTGAGTTTGACGCCTCAGTAACGCCAATTAGTTTTGATGGGTACCGCTCAGGTGGACGGTTCAAGTATCCCTTGTAGCGCTTGGTAAACTCATTGCGCTTGAATGGGAGCTCATCATTAGTGATCTTGCAGAGCTCTATCCAGCCGCCCATATCCTCAATGCACGCCATGATTGCTGGCTCATCAAATACCACTGTCCCGTATGAACCAATGCGCTCAATGGTGTTTTCAACCTTCGACCAGGCTTGTAGGGATCGGCTTTCTGGATCACCGTCAATGTGTCTAACCAGGTCGGCAGGCTTTGGCATGAATCTACCGTCACCTGGATCATTGATATGCGCATCCAAAGCGCGTTTAACGTCTGCCAGGTCATAGCGATAGAGCGCACGAAAGGCCATACCAAGCGCGGCGTCACTTGGTTGTTTACCGTATAGCTCGCAAGTCGCAGACCATACGGCGGTGAAGTGAGGGAAGTCAGACTTTTGCATTGCGGTGTTCCTCAAGTTTGTTCATACATAGATCCACCACACGGTTGCAGGTAGCAACGTCCATAAGTCCGATATGGCAATCCTCTTGGTTAATCCCTAGTTGTTCAGCAAGCCATGAGTAAGCGTCATTGCGCTTCATAACTCCATCTTTCCAAAGCCAGTCAAAAGCTTGGTGAGCATTGCCTTTGGCTTTTCGTAAAACCTTATTGGCAAGCCTTCCAAGGGGCTTATCACCGTCACCCTGGCCATTGCCTGGTTTGTGGCATCCAACGTATGCAGGCGGGTGCCCGTTATCGCAATGCCAGAATTTCAGGTGATACAGGTCGCGCCGGTGCGGGTATATCACTTCGCCTGTCACAAGGTTTGCGGCATTACCGCAGTAGTCACAAATCACTGTCATGGGTTTGTCCTTAGTCTGGTAAGTCGTCAATCATCGCGCTGGCTCTATCGGCCTGGTTTCTTACGCGGCTTTCAAATTGCTCAAGGGTTTCTGTGCCTGGTCCGTTCAGGTAGGTTGGTTGGAACTTGGCTACGTTGTTGGCGAATTGCTCAACCTTGTCACCAGAACGGCAAATCAAAGTAAGATCATCGTAAACAGTGCCTGAGTCATTTTGCCCCATGTGGTGAGGTGACTTTGCACAACCTTCGATTGCCTGCTTGATCTGATCAACCGTGTAACCTTCATTCAACCTTGCCTCAATGCACTTCTTGCGCTTGTCGGTAAGTTTGGCTTGCGAGGTTTTTCCCATGGTTGTGATCCAGTGATCGAAAACTTCTTTCACCTGGTCGCGTGTTTGGCGCGACATATTATTCCTTTCCCCTTCCCTTTCCTTTTCCCTTTCCTTTTCCCCTTCTGCGCTGTGCTCTACGCGTGGCTCACGCGTGACAATTTCAGTGCCTTTTGTTTGTTCAGGCTCAGTAATTTCGGGGCCTTCAGGCTTGGTTCCTTCATTGGTGAGGGTACCAACTGACATATCAGGCAGCGTTGACTCACTTTCCCGGTTGTTTATATGTTGGTGGCGCGTAAAAGTAGGAATACACCCGTAAAACTCGCCTTCAACTTCGTACTTTACGAGAAAGTCACGCGAGGCTAGCGCGTCAATGACGCGTTCAAAGTCGAGATCGTCATAGGGCAATATATCCAGCTTTAATTGCTTAGGGCGCCAGCGAAAGCGCCCGGCTTTGTCACAAACACAGAACAAGCCGATGAAGGCCAGGCGAACCGGTAAGCCGGTTTCTAGTTCTAAGTCGTGTAGGTCCTCATGCCTGAATAAGTCAGGCTTAACTGTTCGTATGCGTGCCATGGTTATTCCTTGTTGTAGTCCTGTTCCCCCAATGCAATAAATTCAGATGCAGTGAGCTCAAAGATTGCAGCCAGCTTTTCAATGTTCGCCAGGCTTACCCGTTCAGAGTTCGCAATAGTGCTGGTGCGCGTGCGGCTTATGCCGAGTTGCTCAGATAGCCATGTCACGGTCTTACTGCGTTGTGCCAGGGCTACCTTTACTGAGCGGCCAATGTTCATGTTCTATTCCTCATTGGTGGTTTGATGATTCGAGTGAATGCTACAACGAGAAATTAAAAAAAGCAAACATTACTATTGACACCTGTATTATATGGCTGTAAATTTCAACTCAACGCTGATACGGAGAGTGAGCCGTTATGAAGAAAAAAATTAAGTATGCCGCGTTAGTGGCTGCAATGATTGGGCTTTTTGGCCTGGTTGGTTCCATGGATTACCAGGACCAGCTTGATCAGGAAGCGCATTACTGCCAGATGGTCGAGCAAGGCTACTGGCCCAACTTCAACCCTGAAACAAACTGCGATAAGGAGAGTGGCAATGACCGCTAATACCCTACCTGAAACAATGAAGGTGAAAATCTATATCCAGGTTTCGCCGCATACCGATGAACCACAAGCCTTCACTTCAGACATGAGCGAATATGGTTACATTCCGCTTGGTACTGATGAGGTAATTGTTGTCGTTCCACAAACAGACCGAGTGCTGGCTGAGATTGAAATGCTGGAAAAGGCAGCAGACAAAATCAAAGCGGATACACACGCCAAGATTAAAACCATTGATGACCGTATTCAGTCGCTGAAGGCACTTGAGTACAAGCCGGGTGATAACGATGAGTGATAAAAACCTATCTATCTGGAAGCAGGTTGACGAAACAGCGCCTGGATACACCAAGGCTTCAGAGCTCAATGGTCGAATCGTTACCAGCATTAACGGCACTTACATGGTAAAGCGTGCAACTGAGATTTTTGGCCCTATTGGTAAAGGTTGGGGTTACGAGATCACAGAAGAACGCTTTGACCAGGGAGGCCCAATTATTCACAACGGCAATGTTCTTGGTAACTCAATCATGCACACCATCAAGTTAATGCTTTGGTACCTGGATGATGAAGGCGAGCGCCGAGAAGTTAGCCACTTTGGTCACACGCCTTATGTGCTTGGTACTCACTATGGCTCAATGACTGACTTTGATGCGCCAAAGAAAAGCCTGACCGATGCAATCAAGAAGTGCCTTTCAATGCTTGGTTTTAGTGCTGATGTGTACCTTGGCCTGTTTGATGATCAGACATACGTTGAGGCGGCACGCGTTAAAGAGTCTGTGAAAAAGGCTGATGATGCAGACGCTGAGCTTATCAAGCAGCGCCAGGAGTTTGGCGAGTGGGCAGAAGGCGAGCTTAAAGCCTATGGGCAAATCCCTAACAAGGCGGCCTTGCGCACAGTTCACCAGGGCCACCTGAAGAAGATTGCCAGACAGTGCCAGGTGCTTGGCATTGACCAAGAAAAGGCGAAAAAGCCGTTTGTTAATGCCTTCCAGGCTCGCATGGATGAAATAGCGCCAGACGTTGACCTGGTTTGTGCGGATTGTGGTGTTGTCGGAAAGGGAAAGCCAGATAGTAAGTGCCCTGAATGTGGCGGAAAAAGAAGCCCGGAATAATCCGGGCCTAAATTGACAGTGATCCAAAAGGAGAAACCCTATGACTTCACTAAACGAAGTTAACATTGAAACCGGAAAAGTTGAAGTAGAAGTTTTCAACAAGACTGAAGCGGCGCTTGCTGAATTGCGTGAGCGCTATGGTGTTGTGCCAAGCCTTGATACCGAGGAAGGCTACAACTTTGTGAAGGATGGCTTGAAAGAGCTTGTTAGTTTACGCACTTCTCTTGATGCAGAGCGTAAGCGCATTAAGCAGCCATACCTTGACGCTGGGCGAATCATTGATGCTGAAGCAAAGCGCATTACTGAAGCATTGGTTGAGCTAGAAACGCCAATGAAGGATGCCAAGAAAGAGTTTGATGATCGCGAAAAGCGCATGAAAGAAGAACGCCTTGCACGCTTGCGTACCAAGATTGAAGGTATCCGATCTTGGGTGGTCCGGGCTCGCAACCAGCAAAGCGCCACCATTGCCTCAATGATTGAGGAAGTTGACAACATTGATACAGCTGAGGACTTCTTTGAATTAAGCAAGGAAGCAGCTGAAGCTAAAAACGAAACACTTGAACGCTTGAATGAAATGTACACTGAGCGCCTGGCCTTTGAACGCTCAGAACAGGAGCGCAAGCAAGCTGAGGAAGCGCGCAAGGCTATGGAGCTTCAGCAGCAGATTGGTGAGCGTATCAACAAGCTACGTATGATCCCAATGGATTTAATGGGTAAGAAGGCGGCTGAGATACTAGCCAAGATCGCAAGCTTGAGAAATTATGAGCCACCGGTAGCGGAGTTTGGTGATCGCCACCAGGAAGCGCTTGATGCTCACAAGCAGGTTATCACTCAGCTTGAAACTATGGCGGCTCAGGCTGAAATGGTTGAACAGGCAGAAGCTAAGAAGGCTGAAGAAGAAGCGGCCAAGCAAGCAGCTGAGCAAGAAGCAGCAGCTGAACAGGCGGCAAAGGCTGAGGCTGAGCGCAAAGAGAAGTTTCCAGGCGTTGATATTGACGCGATTCACCATAAGCAAGAGGCGAAAGCCAATGAGGTTGCACCAAAACAAGAAGAACCAGAGCAGGACCGCGAGGTAACCATTAAGGTTGTGTGCGACAGTTCAAACAGCAGCGCTATTTTAAGCCTGCTTATGGATCAGTACGCGGTTGATATTGTTGGTGATGAGTTCACCGGCTTTGTAGTGACAGTTAAATAAACCATAGGCGGCCATAGTGCCGCCATTAGGAGAAACCATGAAACCAATTATCTTTTACGACACAGAAACAACCGGTTTGCCAGACTGGAAAGTGCCAAGCGATAGCGAGCACCAGCCTCACATGGTTCAGTTGGGCGCAATCTTGGCTGATGAAGAAACCCGCAAGGTTATCAGCACGCTTGATGTGATCATTGCGCCTGGAACCTGGTCAATACCTACTGAAGTGTCAGAGATCCACGGTATTACTGAAGAAATTGCCAAGCAAGTTGGCGTCAACGAAGAAGATGCGCTTGTGCTGTTCACTCAAATGTGGGGTGGTGCAAAGCGTGTTGCTCACAACAAGACGTTTGATCAGCGCATTATCCGTATTGGCCTAAAGCGTTACGGGCATCCTGAAACATTAATGGATGAGTGGGCAGATAAAGACAGTCATGAATGCACCATGATTATGGCTAAACCTATCATGCAGCTTTTGCCAAAGGGTAAGTACGGTTACAAAAACCCGAAGCTTGAAGAAGCCTATGAGTATTTCACTGGCAAAAAGCTTGAGAACGCTCACACAGCACTGGCAGATGCGCAAGCGTGCATGGAAGTGTATTGGGCAATGCTGGACCTGAAGGATAAGGAAGAATCCAATGCTGATACTAACGCGCCGTATTAGTGAGAAATTAATCATCGACACCGGGCGAGAAGTGATTGAGATAGTCCCGCTTGGCGTCAATGGTTCCCAGGTGAAGCTGGGAGTTAACGCCCCGCGTGATGTTGAAGTTCATCGCTCGGAAATTTACGACAGAATCCAACAGGAGAAAAACCGTGGATGATAACGCAGTAGAAAAAGAGATCCAGGACAAAGGGTTAACGGCACCGCGTATCACGCCGGCGCGCATTGATAGCCTTGTCGCTGATCTTAACGTCCATTGCTATGTGGTGCCTGGCACTACTACAACAGTGGCAACGGCATTCTTGAGCAATGGCTTCAGTGTGGCAACCGAAATAAGCGCGTGCGCCAGCCATGAAAACTTTGATGCTGAGCTTGGTATGAAGATAGCCAAGCAGAATGCTGAAGAATCGGCGCGCAAAGAGTTGTGGCGCCTGGAAGGGTACCGCTTGAAGTGCCAGCTGCAAACGCTGGACAACCTTGCGGAATGGTGTGACAAGCATGGCGTAAGCCTTGAAGCGTCACAGGAGCTTGAATCAATCATTTATGGGGTGGACCTATGAGCACAAAAGTAGACCAATTCATTGCCGACCTTGATGGCGGCGTATTCGAGGAAAAGCTTTCTGCAATCCTCAGTGATGTTGCCGCGTCAGTAATTGACCACGGCAAAAAAGGCACTGTCAGTATCACGCTTGATATTAAGCAGATCGGTAGTAGTCACCAGGTACAGATTGACCATGTGTTGAAGTACAAGCGCCCAACGTCAAAAGGCTCAATCAGCGAGGATAACTCAACCAGCACGCCAATGCACGTTGGTACCCGTGGTGCGCTTTCGTTCTTCCCTGAGAACCAGGGGCAGATGTTCGACAAGAAAGGCGAGCCTTCAGACAAGGTGAGCGCTTTCCCGAACACCAAGAAAGTCAACTAATCGCCGGGCGCCTGGTGCGCCCTATGTAAAAAATCTTACTTAAAGGTAAAAAATATTATGGATAAATCAGCAATCGAGCAGATCCAGCAGGCCCAAACAGCAGAGGCGGTACAGGCTGCATTGGATAAAGTTAACCTTCAAACGCCAGTAGTTGTGACGCCTGAAAAGTTCGACATTCAGAACCTTGAGCGCTACCTGGCTGGCCGTGTTCGCTATCGTGGCAACATGAGCACAATCAGTCCTGAAGATTTTGTTCGCTACTGTACCGACCATGACCGCACCGGTGCCGCCTGCTTTGTTGACCCTGAAGCTATGAATGCAGTGACAGTGTTCAACCTTGGCACAGAAGAACAGCCAGGCCATGCAGACTACACAGCCAAGCTTCAGCTTCAGAAAACGGCAGAGTATCGCGCTGTGCTTGGTATTGATGGCAGCAAGATGAGTCAAAAGACCCTGGCAGAGTTCCTGGAAGATTGGGGTGATCATATCCAGGCATACAATGCTGAAGGTGATGCCGTTGCATTAACCAAGGCAATCAGCGCAGTGCGCCGCCTGACTATCGAGTCAAGCCGCAAGGAAGATCACGAAGTTCAGGACTTCAAGGCAAGCCGTAGCGCCCTGGAAAATGTCGAAGCGCGCAGTGATCACGGTATGCCTTCAGGGTTCCGCTTTACCTGTATTCCTTACAACGGCCTGGCAGAGCGTAGCTTTGAATTGCGCTTGTCTGTGTTGACCGGTGGTGATGCGCCGGCGCTGGTGGCTCGCATTAAGCGCCTTGAAGCGGTCCAGGAAGAAATGGGCCAGGAGTTCATGGAGTTGTTGAACGACAGCTTTGAAGATTATGAGCTGATCACATACTTAGGTGAGTTCAGCGCTTAACAGGGGAGGCCCGGCCATGCGCCGGGCTTTTGTTACATGCCAATAATGACAATGCTTCAGCTGGGGGTGCCATTCAAAGTGGTACACGCAGCAGCTGGAAAGGAGGTGACAGTGGAAGAAATCAAAGACCTTCACAAAGCCAACGAGTTAATACGAATGCAGCAAGCCAACATTGAATTGCTGGTGGAATTGCTTGATGTATCGCGCCGTGAATATGGATCACTGGCTCAGAAGTATGAGAAGCACATGAACGGCGAAATAAACGGCCAGGCGCAAGAGTTGATAAATGCGTTTGACCAGGTAATTGAACAAGCCAGGGGTGAATGCGTTGACCGCCAGCATGGGGTTATAAGCGCAGAGGAAGAAGCCTGGCAAACTTTGGAGGAACGCAATGGCACGCGGAATTAACAAGGTGATCATCGTTGGGAATTTAGGGCAGGACCCTGAAATCAGATACCTACCCAACGGAAATGCAGTTGCTAACCTGAGCATTGCCACCAGCGAGCAGTACAAAGACAAGCAGACAGGACAGCCTGTAGAAAAAACCGAGTGGCACCGTGTTGTGCTGTACGGGAAGTTGGCAGAAGTAGCAGGCGAGTACACGCGTAAAGGCTCAAAGCTTTACGTTGAAGGCAAGTTACGCACACGCAAGTGGCAGAACCAGCAAGGGCAAGATCAGTACACTACTGAGATTGTTGTCGGTCCTGGTGGTGAGTTTCAAATGCTTGATAGCAAGCCTCAAGGACAACAATCCGGTAATACCGGACAGTACCAGGGGCAGCAAAGTGGAGGTTATGCCCAGGCAAAACAGGGAACGAGTCAAAGACAGAGTGCGCCGCCTCAATACAATGATCCGCCAATGGATGACTGGGATCAAGACATTCCATTCTGATGTGTTGTTGTCGTGCGCCTCACGCGTGGGGCACGCGACAAAGCGCCTTAACTCATTACCGATTATAAGAGGCTGACTTATATTGACATTAGTTTATAATCATCCTGTATTGACATTAAAAACGGGGTGATCTATGGGGTTCAAGTTCAGTGAAAGAAGCAAGAGCAGGATTGCAGGCGTTCATCCTGAGCTTGTTTTGGTGTTTCACGAAGCTTTAGCAGTGTCACCTATCGACTTTGGCATACCAGAACATGGCGGTTTAAGAAGCGCTGAAGAACAGCACTCGCTATTCCTGGATAACAAAAGCAAGGCCGATGGTTACAACAAGCTGAGCAATCACCAGTCTGGCAACGCGCTGGACTTCTACGCATACCTGAATGGCTCGGCCAGCTGTGACAAGGTTCACCTGGCAATGGTGGCTGCAACAATCCTTTCAACAGCAGCCAGGCTAAAAGAGCAGGGAAAAATATCAATTTCAATCCGATGGGGCGGCACGTTTGGCAACAAAGGCCGCTCTTTCCATGGTTGGGACTACCCGCACATGGAGGTTATCAATGCTTGATTTATTGACAGGTCCAGTCACAAGTATCATTGATAAGCTGATACCAGACAAAGAGGCGGCAGAGAAAGCGAAGCTCAAGCTTATCGAGTTACAGCAAAACGGCGAACTGGCCGAGCTCAATGCAATGGTTGAGCTCAATAAGGCTCAGGCTGAAATCAACAAGCAGGAAGCGGCGCACAAGTCTTTATTTGTAGCAGGCTGGCGCCCATTCATAGGATGGACTTGCGGTATTGGTGTATTCTGGCAATTCGTAGGGTACCCGGTTGCAACATTCATCATATCCACAACTGGCGCCGTGGCAACGGTACCAACTATCCCAACAGACAATCTTTTCGAGCTTATCCTGGCCATGCTTGGCATGGGAGGATTGCGCACATACGAAAAGCTGAAGGGTAAGGCAAGGGAAAAGTAAATGGCACGCAGAGCAGCAAAGACTGATGCGAACCAGCAAGAACTGGTTGAGGTCATGCGCAACATGGGGGTGAGCGTGGAGATTACCAGCAGCGCCCATGATGGCATGACTGACCTGGTTGTTGGCTATGGTGGTATTACCGTACTGGTCGAAGTTAAGGATGGGAACAAAGTTCCGAGCAAGCGGAAGCTAACACCGGCGCAAGTGAAGTTCCATGGAGGGTTTCAGGGAGCTATCACTGTGATTGAAACCGTTGATCAGGCTATCGCCCTGGTAAACGAGATCCGCAAGGTGGCAGCCCAGGTCAAAACTAACTGGAATATGGGGGCGGTAGCGTATGCCTGATGGTCAAGGCAGTTCTAACATTATCAAGATGCTGGTTGATACTGGCCTTGGCTACCTGTGGTTCACATTCCTAGCGATATGGGGTGGTACCGCGTCTTACATTAACCGAGTCAGAAAAACCAATGCACCATTTTCCCTGATCGAGCTCGTTGGCGAGTGGACCATAAGTGGCTTTGCTGGACTAATTACCGCGTATCTGTGTGCAGAAATGGGTATGAGCTTCTACATGACAGCAGCATTAACCGGGATTAGCGGCCACATGGGAGGCCGAGCAATCTTTATTATGGAAAAGTGGTTTCAACATCGTTTGTACTGGAAGCCAGAGAACGGCCAAGCGCCATTCAGTACCGGTAAGGATGATGAGGAATATCCGACAAAGAAGGATTAAGGCATGAGTGTAACGCTGACAGAAGAACAGCTTGAGCTTGGCAGTAAGCTGACACCGCTTCAGCGTAAGACTGTTATCAACCTGGCTACAGGAAAAATGAGCCAGCGTGAGGCTTATTACGCAGCTGGTGGTAAAGCCAAGAAGCCAGAGACAGCTGATGCAAGCGTGAGTGAGATCCTTGGCAATCCTAAGGTGAAAGTGTTTTATGAGTCACTGATGAATGCAGCCGCCAGTGATGCAGTGATGACAAGACAGGAAGCGCTCGAAAGGCTAACGCGTGCAGCACGCGTCACAATGACTGATATTGCTGAGTTTGCTGAGCAGGTTGTTGGTGAAGATGAAGATGGCAACCCGGTAAAGCAAACAGTGTGGCGAATCAAGAACAGTGATGAGCTCACGCCTGAAGCGGCAGCGGCAATCAAGTCTGTTACAGCCACCAAGTTTGGGCCAAAGCTTGAATTGCATGATCCGCATAGCGCCATCAAGCAGATTGCAGACCTGGAAGGATGGAACGCGCCGAGTAAGCATGAAGTAACCGGCAAGGATGGCAAGCCATTGCAGATCCAGGCTGATGTGAAGTCGCCAGATATTGCTGAAGCTATCAACAAGGTACTTGAGCGACTATGAGCGATCTTGAGCACCTACCGAACGGCCAGCCTATCCGCTTACTGAAGTGGGAGGATATGACGGACGCTGAGAAGATAGCTGTTAAGGTGATGAGTGAAGCCTCTTTTGAGGCTTTTATGCGTATCTGGTTCCAGCTATTGCAGGGCCAATACTTCAGGAAGAACTGGCACCACACTTATGAGTGCCAGCTTGCTGAGCAGGTTTATCAAGGGAAGATTAAGCGCGGCATTGTAAACGTGGCGCCAGGCTCAACAAAGACAGAGATATGGTCAATACACTGGCCTGTGTGGTGCATCATCCAGTGTATCAAAGAGGGCCGCTCAACCAGGTGGCTACCGCTTAGCTATTCTGATGACCTGGTAACTGAGAACAGCGCCAGGGTAAAAGAGATCATCGACAGTGAGGAATTTCAATCCTTGTGGCCGATGAAGCAGAGCAAGGACACCAAAGGCAAGAGTGACTGGAAGTACCATGACCAGAACGACAATATGCACCGAATGTTTGGTACCAGTATCAACGGCCAGGTAACAGGACGCCGGGCAGGCTTCATGCAAGAAGGATTTACCGGTGCGCTTATCCTTGATGACCCTATGCCGCCTAAAGACCAGAACAGCGCAAAGGTGATGGATAAGGGTAACAAGCAGCTGAACCGAGTCGTGCGCTCACGTTTGGCACATGATGGTGTGCCTATCATTATGGTTCAGCAGCGCATAGGTAAAGGTGATAGCACCGACTTCCTGTTAAGTGACAAAGCACCGGATGACTACCTTGTGTATAAGGTCCCGGCGCTCATTGACAGGGAATACCTGGATTCGTTGCCGGCAGATATGCGCGAGGCGTGTATCAATGACACCAAGTTCACCGGCAAGCGCACCAGCTACTGGCCAGACAAAGAACCAACAGAGGTGTTACTCGCAATGGAGAAAGCAGACGCGTATATGTTTAGCTCGCAGTACCAGCAAAACCCTGATGAAGCCCTGGCTGAAGGTGTTGTGTACAAGAAAGAGGTTGAACTGCTCATTGAAGAAGGGCGCTACTGTGCCATACCGGTTGAGAAGTCATTGCCGGTTTATACGTTTTGGGATCTTGGTATCAATGACGATATGGTTGTGTGGCTTATGCAGCCGCACCGCAAAGAGCTACGCATGATTGCCTGCTATGGCAACAACAACGAAGGCATGGAGCACTATATCAACTGGCTGCATGACTTTGCTGACAAGTACGGTATTCGATACGCTGAGCACTTAGGGCCTCACGATCTGGCTGTGCGTGACCTGATGACCAAGCGCAGCCGCATTGAGGTAGCCAAGACCATGGGTATCAAGTTCACCCTGGTTGAACGATGCAAGAGTAAGCGAGACAGTATCAACGCATTGAAGATGCTATTCCCGCGTATCTGGATTGATAACGCCAGGTGTGAAAAGGGATGGGATGGCCTCAAGGCATTGCGCCGTGAGTGGGATCACGACAATGAAACCTTCAAGGACCAGACCGGGCCGAAGTGGGCAACTAACTACACTGATGCAATCCAGCAAATGGGCTTGCATTGGAAAGACAAAGAACCGAAGAAGCCAGCCAAGCCAATGCCTATGGGTACCGGTGGCTGGATGGGAGCCTAAGAATGACAGATACAAAGATTATAAGCGCGGCAATGAGAGAGCTTGCGGCAACAATACAATCAGATGATGGTGTAGCTAATGCCGCGTGCTATGAAGCGGCAGAAAGGCTTGATGAGCAGGATGGTAGAATCAAACAACTTGAATCTGCCATATCTGAGACTCTTAACGAGAATGCGCACTTGGCTGATGGGGATGTTTGTACACTTATAAAGCTGAAGCGGGTTATTCATGGCGAACCAAAGCCATTAACAGATGAGCAGCTGCATTTTCAGCGCTTTGCAGATTAACAGGAGAAAGCCATGCTACCGGGTAATGAACCGATTAAGACCAGGGACGATGACAGCCAAGAGGCAATGCTTCAGGAAATACGAGAGCGAGCAGCGCACGCCGTTACTTGTTGGAAGCATAACTTTGATGCAGCCCAGGAAGATATTTCATTCCTGGCCGGCCAACAATGGCCTGAGTCTGTGCGCAAGGAACGGGAGGACGAGGGCCGCCCATGCTTGACGCTGAACAAGTTGCCTCAATACGTTGACCAGGTTTTAGGTGATCAACGCCAGAACCGCCCGGCAATTCAAGTGCATCCAGTAGAGGCTAATGCCACTAAGGACACCAGCAAGGTGCCAAACGTGGCAGGCACTTCAGATTACAGCCTGGCAGAAGTGTATGAGAGCCTGATCCGCAATATTGAGTACACCAGCAACGCAGAAGCGCATTATGACAACGCATTCCAGCACGCAGTCGAAGGTGGCTTTGGTTGGTTGCGTGTGCTTACCAAGTACAGCACTGATGATGCCTTTGACCTGGACCTGTGTATCAAGAGCATTCACAACCGCTTTGCTGTGCTGATGGACCCTGATGCTACAGAGCCAGACTACAGTGATGCCAACTGGTGTTTTATCAGTGAGCGCATGAGTAAGGCAGAGTTTCAAAAGCGGTACCCAGGCAAAGCAGTTGGTGATCTGAGTGATGCTGAGCGAGGCGAATACAGCTGGTGGACGAATGAAGAAGGCGTGCGCGTGTCTGAATACTTCTATCGTGAACCGGTAACTCGCAAGCTGTTATTGCTCAGTGATGGTCGTACCGTGTGGGAAGATGAAGTAAAGGATGTGCTTGATGAATTGCGCGACCTTGGCACGACAGTCACGCGTGAAAGACGCGTCAAAACGTACAAAGTTAAATGGATGAAGGTCACTGCATACGATGTGCTGGAAGGCCCGGTTGATTGGCCTGGATCAACTATCCCTGTGGCGCCTGTGCTTGGTAAGGAAATGGTTATTGGTGACAAGACCTATTACCGTGGCTTGATTCGTTTTGGTAAGGATGCCCAGCGTATGCACAACTATTGGATGACAGCGGCAACTGAGCGTGTTGCGTTGGCACCAAAAGCGCCATGGGTAGCGCCGGCAGAATCCATTGAAGGCTATGAAGAAGAATGGAACCAGGCAAACCGCAAGAATATGAGCGTGCTGCGTTACAACGCCTTGCCAGGTGTTGACCGTCCTCAGCGTGATATGCCTGCCAGTATGCCAGCGGCAGAGCTTCAGCTTGCATTGAGCGCTACCGATGAAATGAAAGCCACTATTGGCTTGTATGATGCAAGCCTTGGCGCACAAGGGAATGAGCAAAGCGGCAAGGCTATTCTTGCCCGCCAGCGCCAGGGGGATCGCGGCACATTTGCCTATATCGACAACCTGAGCCGGGCTATTCGCCGTGTTGGCCAGATCTTGATTGAGCTTATTCCTCGAGTGTATGACAGTGATCGCGTGTTGCGCTTGCGCTTCCAGGATGGTGAAGGTGATTGGGTTCAGATAAATCAGATGGTCATGGATGAGGAAACACAGAAGCCGGTCCTGGTTAATGATATTGCAGCTGGTAAGTTTGATGTGACAGTGAAAGCAGGCCCAAGCTATCAAACACAGCGCATGGAAGCAGCAGACAGCTTGATGCAGTTTGTCCAGGCTGTACCGGCAGCTGGTGGCGTTGTCCTTGATCTTATTGCCAAGAATATGGATTGGCCTGGTTCGCAGGATATTGCACGCCGACTACAGAAAACCTTGCCGCCTGGCATTCTTGATCAGGATGAAATGGAGGAAGCAGGTATTGAACCGCCTCAACCGTCACCAGAGCAGCAAGCCAATATGGCACAGGCTCAAGCCGATATGGAGAAAGCAAAGGCAGACACAGCTAAAGCCCAGGCCGATATGGCAATGGCACAAGCTAAGACAGCTGAAGCACAAGCGAAGTTGGCAGAAATAGAGCAGGCAGCCATGATGGCCGGACCTGGATCACTGGAAGAAACAGTGCGTAACCTGGTTGCTGAGGCTATGGCCGAATTAATGGCTCAGAGCCAAGGGAATGCTTAACGTGATTGCTCATTAGTATTTTCACGTTATAATGTCAAGTAGTTATAAGCTACCCATGGCTTCATGGGGTTAAACAATCCGCGACAGGAGAGAGCGCGCATGGCAGACGAAAACAAAGCCACTGACACCGACAACTTTGAGGTTGTTACTACCGAGGCCGCCGAAACTGAGCAAGCACCAGAGCCTGCAAAGGCAGATGAGCAAACTCAGGTTCAAAAACCAGAGGGTGATGAATCGGCCACCGCCCAAAATGAGGACGAAGGCAAGCAGGAAGGCAAGGATGATGACAAGGATAGTGGCAAGGATGATGCCGGCGAGGAAGCGAACCACCGCCGAGGCCGTGGACGTTTTCAGAAGCGAATTGACCGCTTGACCAAGCGTGCAGCTGAAGCAGAGCGCCGAGCCCAGGAGGCAGAGCGTAAACTGCAAGAGGCTGAAGGCAAGAAGGGTGGAAAGGCCAAGCCTGAAGCCCAGGATGATGAAGGTGAGCCTGATCCGTCAGAATTTGATAGCTATGACGAGTACCTTGATGCCCTGGCCGACTGGAAAGCTGATCAGAAGATTGGCGCCAAAGGCAAGAAGGACGACAAGGCCGCAGCCGATGATGACAACGGCAGTAACAAAGACGACCAGGACACCGAGTTCACTGAAGCCCTTGAAGATGTACAGGACGCGTTCAGCGAAACGCGCAAAAGCCACAAGGACTTTGATGAAGTAATCGGCCAAGAGGATTTGCAGATCACCCGCGATATGGTTATCGCTATGGCTGATTCTGAAGATCCTGGTGCAATCGCCTATCACCTTGGTAAGAACAAGCAGGAGGCCGCACGCATTGCGAAGCTATCACCTATTGCCCAGGCAAAGGAGATTGGCAAAATTGAAGCAAAGCTTGCAGCCAAACCGCAACAGCCCGGTAAAAAGACAACTAGCGCCCCGGACCCGATTGATCCTGTTAAGGGAAGCGACTCAACCAGCAAGGCTCCACAAGATATGGACTTTGCTGAATACGAGCGAACTCAGAACGAAAAGGAACAACGTGGTGGCCGAGGCTTTTGGTAACAGAAACTTTGGAGTATTAAGCCATGAGCGTACAAGGTGAAAAAGGTAATCGCATCTTAACGGATGACATTATCATCAAAGAGGCATTGCGCCTTCTCAAAAACAACTTGGTAACAGCACCGCTTGTTTACCGTGATCTGGAAAAGCGTTTCGCAAAGGTTGGTGACACTATCAGCCTGAAAAAGCCTTTCCGTACTAAAACCGCGTCTGGCCGCGTGTTGCAGAAGCAACCAATGGTCGATCAGACAATCCCATTCCAGATTAACCGCCAAGAGCACTTTGGTCTGGAAGTAACCATGCGTGACCGCACGCTGAGCATTGAGCAGTTCTCAGAGCGTTACCTGAAGTCTGGTATTATCCAGCTGGCCAACGTGATTGACCGCTCTATCCTGCTTGAAATGAAGAAAGCATTTTTCAGTTCAGGCACGCCAGGCACTGCGATCGGCACCAAGTCATTCCACCTGGCGAAAGCCTACATGGGTAACGTGGCTGTGCCTGATGACGGTATGCGCCGTTGTATCTTGAATATGCTGGATGGCGCTGAAATCAGTGACGCGATCAGCAACAAGTACAATGAAGCAATGGTGAAAGGTGCGTTGCAGAAGGGTTATATGGGCCCATTGGCAGGCTTTGACCTGTTTGAATCTGCGAACATTCCTGTTCATACCGTTGGTGCGCATGGTGGTACGCCATTGACTAATGGTGCAGACCAGACAGGCTCAAGCATTGTGACCGATGGTTGGGATACTGGCGTCACTGGATTGCTGAAAGAGGGTGATGTTATTACCTTTGCCGGCGTCTATGAGATTAACCCGCAAAGCTACCAGTCAACTGGCCGCCTACAGCACTTTGTTGTAACAGCTGATGTGAACAGTGACGGTACTGGCAATGCGACTATCCAGATAAGCCCTGCTATCAACGATGGCACACTGACCACTGTGGATGCTGAAGGTAACACTGTTAGCCTTTCTGCATTCCAGAACGTGTCAGCAGCGCCAGCAGATGGTGCAGCTATCACTGTGCTGGGTACCGCAGACACAAGCTACCGTCAGAACTTCCTGTTCCACCGTGATGCTTGTGCCCTGGCAATGGTTGATCTTGAGTTGCCTCAGTCAGCTACCGTCAAGTCACGCGTGCGTGATCCTGATTCTGGTTTGTCACTGTGCATGACTGGTGCATACGACATTAACCAGCAAACTGAGATCACCCGTATTGATGCGGTATGGGGTACTCACCTTATCTATCCTGAACTTGCTCACCGTATGTGGTCAGCAGCAGGCTAAGATAGTTCACCGGGCGGCCTAGTGCCGCCCTTTTACCATTGACGGAGAAACACAATGCCAGAGAACAAACCAAAGCGTATGTGGCTTTATCATCCTGAGAATGGTGCAAAACTATTCACCCTGGAAGATGAAGCTGATATTGACGATCTTGAGCAAGAAGGCTGGCGCGACTCGCCGGCAGAGTTCAAGCAGGCTGAAGAATCAAGTGATGAAGGTGGTGCAGAGCTCACAGCTGAACAGCAGGGCCTGTTAAGTGCATTCCAGGAAAACCCTGAGAGCCTTACCAAAGATGAGCACATTGAACTTGGTAAGGGACTTGGCCTGAAGTTAATGAAAGCCTGGAAGGAAGAAACATTGATTGCCAAGATCCAGGAGAAACTAGATGGCAACGACCAAGCAACTGATTGATGGTGCCTTGCGCACTATCGGCGTGCTTGCCAGTGGGGAGCAGGCAAAGCCTTCTGAAGCACAGGATGCACTTCAATATGCAAAGCAGATGCTTGATAGTTGGAGTAATGAGGGCTTGCTTGTTCCCGCATTGACGCATGAGTCATTCACACTGAGCAGCAAGCGAACCTATACCATTGGTCCTGGTGGAGACTTTGACACTGTTCGCCCCACTACCATTGAGAATGTGCGTATTCGTGATACCGGTAATCTTGAAACACCGGTAAGCATTGCCAGCTTGAACCTTTGGGCCAATATCAGCTTGAAGGATACGGTTGTAAATACGCCCGACTACGTTTACTACGAACCAGAATACCCACTTGGCCGCCTTGAGTTCAGTTGCATTCCTACAGCTGGAGATACACTGAAGTTGGTCACAACAAAGCCTATCACAGAGTTACCAGCACTCACTGAGTCTGTTCAGTTTCCACCAGGATACGACAAGGCCATTCGCCTTGGCTTGGCTATCGAACTTGCTCCAGAGTATGGCGTTGATGTTACGCCAGCAGTTGCAGCAGGCTTTCGGCAAGCAATCATGGTGCTGAAGCGGGTAAACAGCAAAACCCGCATGGGGACGGTTGAGGTTGACTCAGGATTGATTCGCAAGAATGGGTATGACATTAACCATGGGCCATTATGAAAATACCAATTCAATGGGCTGTCGGCAGCCATAAAGGAAGAAGTGAAAAAGCTAACGGGTCTAGGCTTGTTAACCTTTTTGCTGAAGCGTTACCTCAAGATAGCAAAAGCTCAGTTGTGCTATACGGTACTCCTGGCACTGCTGTTTTTTCAAAACTTCCAACTTATCCAATTCTTGGAATGCAGGTTATGAATGACGAGCTTTACGCTGTTACTAATAGCAACCTGTATAGGATTTATGATGATGGAAGCTACCTTGATCTTGGTGCAATAACAATTACAGGCCGAGTTAGCTCAGCAACAAATGGTGTAGATATTGTGATTGTTGATGGGTTCAATGGGTATTCATACAACAAAGATGATGGGGTAAAGATTCTTGGCGGTGATGGCTGGTACCCTGCAAATACAGTGGCATATCAAGATGGATATTTTGTTTTCAACCGTATTGGTACAGGTCAGTTTTTTTTAAGCAAGCTGTTATCGACTGAATTTGATGCTCTTGATTATGCAAGCGCAGAGGGCGCGCCAGATGACACCGTTGCTGTAATTTCTGATCATCGAGAATTATGGGTGTTTGGAGAGCGCAGCACTGAAGTTTGGTATAACAGTGGCCATCCTGATTTTCCATTCGAACGTATGCAAGGCGCATTCGTAGAGAGGGGTATTGCTGCGGCCCATTCCGCAGCAAAGATGGATAACAGTGTTTTTTGGCTTGGTGATGATAGAGTAATCTATCGGGCCAATGGCTATCTGCCACAAAGAATAAGCACTCACGCAGTTGAGTACAGTATTAGGTCTGGAAAGGTGGATGATGCCTTTTCATATACCTATGATGATGAAGGCCATAAATTTTATTTAATAACATTCCCAAGCCAAAATATTACCTGGTGTTTTGATGTTTCAACTGGCCTATGGCATGAGCGATCTCATTACCAGTGGGGCCGCCATCATTCAAATTGTTATGCAAAATGCTTTGGTCGCAACCTAGTTGGTGACTTTCAGAATGGTTATGTTTATGAGTTATCAATGAACTCAATGATGGATGATTCTGATCCGATAGTAAGGGAAGCTATTTCACCACCAATACACGCAATGAGAAACAATATCTCAATGAGCAGTTTTGAAATAGATATGGAGAGCGGGATTGGGCTTACTTACGGCCAAGGGGATGATCCACAAGCAATGCTTAGTTGGTCTGATGATGGCGGCAAGACTTGGAGTAACGAGCATTGGGCAAGCATTGGTAAAATTGGTGAGTATCTTACAAGGGTTAAGTGGAATAGGCTTGGAATATTCAGACAAAGGCAGATGAAAGTGGCTATATCTGATCCTGTTCCAGTTGTTTTTATTTCAGCTTTTGCGGAGGTTAAAGGTGGCAGGAATTAAGGTAGAACCGCCACCAATGGCGGTACAGGTTGTTGACCCAAGAACAGGATACCCAACAAGGGCGCTTTCTGACTTCCTTCATAGGCTATGGGAGAGGTCAGGTGGCAATGATGATGCGAGCGATTTTATAGTCAAGCTTATGACTGGCTTAAAGTCTCAGCCTTCAGTTAAGCCTGTGCAGCAGGATGGTCCAGGAGAGCAGGTTTTTCAAATTGGAGGAGGAGTAGGGCAGTATGAAATAAATGAGCTTATCGGCAGTGTCGTAGTTATGGCTATGCAATCAAAGTCAGACAATACTCAGCAATTGCTTGAAGCAATATTGTCAGTTGGCGTTATGGTTAACTCAATGACAAGATCGCATAGCAGTGAGATAGCTGAGCTAAAAAAAGAAATAGAGTCAGTAAGGGCCATGGTTTCGTCTATGGCTTTTGTTGGTACAAAAAGTTATTCAGGAATTTAGGAGAACAATATGCAAGCCGTACCAGTACAGATTATTGAGCCGCAAGCGATAAGCGATACATTAACACCTTATTATGCAAGCCCGGCAAGCAAGAAAACGATTATCAGCAAATTAACTTTTACAAACCATGGTGCAGATGCTGAAGCAATAGATGTTCATATCGTCCCTTCTGGCGATTCAGCTACTGATGCAAACAAGGTTGTAAGTGCAAAGCTTGTTGATGCAAATGAGGCGTGGCCAGCATACCAGCTTGAAGGTCAGATCTTAAAGCCTGGTGATGCAATTCATTGCAAGACAGGCACCGCATCTAGCACAGATATTGTTGTTATGGGCTCAGGCGTAGAGGTGTTTTAATGGATGATCTAACACCGGCGCAGGTCCACCAGCTATTGGCAGAGCAGGTAAACGAAAAGATTGAAGCCATGGAAGAATTCATGCTTGAGCATGAGCAGGTTGAAATGCCAGTTGAGCACCGCTTTGTGAATGGCATGTATGCGCGTGAGATAACCATTCCAAAGGGCACCCTATTAACCGGTAGAGTTCACAAGTTTGGCTATGTGGATATTATGCTGAGCGGCGATATTACAGTTGCAACGCCAGATGGAGTTAAGCGGTTGACCGGGGTGAATATCATGGAAGGTGTGCCAGGTCGCAAGCGTGCTGGATATGCTCACGAAGATACGCGGTGGATTACTGTGCATAAGACAGATGCCACAAGCCCTGAAGGCATTGAAGATATTTTAACGGTATTTAGCATGGCGCAATTCCAGGAGTTACCGCCTGGCGAGCGTGCAGCACTACCAAATGAACAGGAGAATGAGTCATGTCAGTTGTTGCAGCAGCAGTAGTTGGTAGCGCCGTTGTTGGCGCATACTCAGCAAACCAGTCAAGCAAGGCACAGTCAAAGGCTTCACAGAGGGCCAGTGATGCTCAGGTGCAGGCGAACCGAGAAACCATTGAATTTCAGCGTGAAGTGTTTGACCAGCAGCGCGAAGATAATGCGCCTTGGCGTGAAATTGGTACTGAGGCCCTTGGTCAGCTTCAGCGTGGCATTGCTTCAGGGAAATTCGACCCAAGCAACTTTCGCTTTGAAGAAGATCCTGGTTATCAATTCAGACTAAGTGAAGGTGTCAACGCCTTGGATAAGAGCGCAGCAGCAAGAGGTATGTTGCAATCAGGCGCACAACAAAAAGCACTTACCCGGTTCGGACAAGACTTTGCCAGCAATGAGTATGCAAACGCCTATGCGCGCAATGCTGGCCAGAAGGTGACAAACTTCAATCAGCTTGCATCATTGTCAAATGTTGGTCAGGTAGCGAACCAGGCGGATGCTAATGCGCGCACAAATATGGCTAATCAAGTCACGCAAAGCACGCTGGCAACTGGCAATGCAATTGCTCAAAACTATATGAATCAAGGAAATATTAGGTCGAGCGAGATTAATGCTTATAACAATATTGCACAGCAAGGAATTACAAATTGGCTGTCTTTTAAGGGGGTTTAACAATGGCCACAGCAACGCCGTATGGAATAAATTTAGGCGCTATATATGCTGAAAACGAACGGCTGAAAGCGGCTAAGCAGTCACGCGATAACAACGCGTTAATTATGGACTGGAAGAAAGAGGACCGCGAGGCAGCGCGCCAGCGAGGTAACGCTCTTGCTGGTTTGCGCTCAAAGGCGTCAGCTGGTGATCCTCAGGCTATGCAGCAGCTGAACGCCTTTGACCCTGAAGAAGCTAAAAAGATGCTTGAGTCACTTAGCAAGATGGATGAGCGCCAGCGCAAACAGACCCAGGAAAACATTGATGCGGTTGGCAAGATGTCAGCCTATGTGCTTCAGTCTGAAAATCCTGAACAGGCATATCAGCTTGCCAGGCAAAGCGTATCACCAGAGCTCGCAGCAAAGATGCCTGAGCAATACGATCCTAACTTTCTGCAAATGCAGCTTGCCAGAGCTCGCCAAGTTGATGAGTTGCTACAAAACCCTGAACGCATGACGTTTGGCACAGAGGACCGATTGTACAAGGATGGACGCGTTATCGAACGCACAACAAGTAGCCAAGAACTTGACCGTCAGACAAGCCGGCAGAACGCATTAACGCGTGCCAGCGGTGATGGAGGCTTGAAGTCAGCTGATGAATCATTGATGTATCGCCAGGCTGGTGAGTTGCTTGGTGGTTTGTTTGACCAGCAGGGGAATCTACAAAACCTTGACCCGGCCACACGCGGCAAGGTTCAGTCTATAGCAACTGAAGCGGCTAAGATTTATAGCCAAGGTGGCGTTACTCGCTCGCAAGCTGTAACACAAGCAGCGAGAAAGCTTGGTATTCAGGTTCAAGATTTGGGGCAAAGTGGTAATATAGATCGCAACAAATTACTTGAAATGTATTCACAGTGAGGCGGGGATGGCAGAGAACCAACAACCTACAAAGGACCAGTTGCTAACAGCACTTGAGAAAGCACACCTTTCAGGGGATACCCAGGGCGCCAAGGAGTTGGCCGCCTGGCACAATGAGCTTTACGGACCAAAGCCAGAACAAGAACAGCCTGGACTTATTGACCGGGCTAAGTCTTTTTTCACTTCCGATGAACAGCCTGAAGTAGATGGCTTCACCGGCGCAATGCAGAAGGCGCCACCAGAGTACGATAGCTTTGTAACCGCCACTGGTAAAGCTGTTCGCAATGTTCCTGAGCGTTTTCAGCAATCAGCAGCCGGCCTCATTCAGATGCTTGGCGAGGATATGGGGCAGGAACGTGAGCGCCATATCGCTATTGTTTCTAACCGTCTTGGTATTACGCCAGGCGATTACAAGTTGCTGGCATGGGCTGGAAATGAAGGTCTTGTTGATCCTAAGACACCTATTCCTGAAGCGCTTGATTACATTAAGCGCAATGTGACTGGCTCACTCAATGAGCAGCAACTGAAGCAGGTTGCTGATATGGGCATTATCAACCCTGATGAGATAGCCGGCTTTGCCAAATATTGGCGTGAAGAAACACAGAAAACCATGGAGCCAGTAAACGCTGAGCCAGGAAGCGCCGCTTATTATGGTAGTGCGGCGATCGGTAGCGTTGCTGAAATGGGGCCTGCATTGCTTGGCAGTATCCTAACTCGCAATCCAAGTGTAGGTATGCGCTTGATGGCCGGCCAGGTAGGTGGTCAATCGTATGCTGAAGGCCGTGAGCAAGGATTATCGCCTGATGAAGCGCAATTCTACGCAGTAGCCAATGCGGCAGCAGAAGCAATCCCTGAGTATATTCCGCTTAGTGTGATTATGAAGCCAGGCCAGAACTTCTTTAAGCGCGTGCTTAAAGGTGCCTTGGCAGAATCAGCCCAGGAAGTGCTAACCGAGGCCATTCAAACCGGACTTGATCAGCAGATGATTAACCCGGATATGACTTGGGCAGAAGCGCGCCAGCGCCTAATTGATGCCGGTATTATCGGTGGCCTTGCTGGTCCTATGATGAGCGGTGTTGCTCATCCAGTCGTTAAGGCTCAAGAGAAGATTGACCAGGCACTTAATGCGCCAGAGCGCCAGCTTGGTATTGCGCTTAATCAGCAGGTTGAGGCGACTCAGTTTGCACCGGCAGAGCAGGCAGCAGCGCAGGCTTTTGATCCAGCAAATGCACAGCAGCAACAGCAGCCAGTACAGCGTAAAAGCATGGCAGAGCTTGTGGCTGAAAAGCTTGAGCAGCGTGGGGTTAAGCCGGCGCCAGTGGTTGACTACGCACCGAAGCAGCAAGCAATGCCTGAGAATATTGATGTGCCGCTTGAGGTTCCTACTCAGGAAGTGGTTGTTGAAGAACAAGCTAAGGAGCAGGTCAAAGATGAGCCCAAGCAAGAAGCGCCAACTGAAGAACAAGCGAAAGATGAAGCGCAACCAACGGATGCGGCGCCAGTCTATGGCGAAGGGGCTGAGAGAGTTCAACACACAACCAAGCGCGGAAAGGAATTAACTGGCGTCATTGATCGTGAAATGACACTGGACCAGGCCAAAGAGATCGACCCTTACGCCTTCAAAAAGGATGGTGGTGTTTTCATTCGTGATAACCGCATTCAGGAGTACAACCAGAAGCGGAGTGAAGAAAATGCAAGAGTGGATACAGCAGGCGTTGAACGACAAGGTGATCAGCAGCAGCGAAGCCAAGAGCCTGGACGAGTACCTGAGCCAGCACAGCAACAGCAGCAACCTAGTGATATTGCCTCAGAGCCTGGAAAGCGCGGCTCAGAGAATATTCCTATGGGAGATACCGCTGAGCGAATTGACGATGCACTGACCCAAGATGATCTTGCCAAGCTAAGGGATCAGGTAAAAGCGAAAATAAAAGAGCAGGGAACAGTTACTGACGACCGCCTTGAGGAAAAGTTGCGAGGAATTGAAGCGGCCATTGGTGAGCAAGGTGGCAGTATAGGTAGTGGCCGAAGGGTAGAAACTGAAAGCGGTGATATGTTGGAAACTATCGGGCAAATAAGAAGTGATATGCCAGATGGCGCCATGGTTACTGTTAGAAAGAATCCCGACACAATAGGCGAGCGAAAGTTAAGAATTAGTGTTGGTGAGTTGAGAGGTTTAATTAACCAGGAGCAAACCAATGAGCCTACAAGTGTGGAGGCTAAGAAAACTCCAACTGGCATTATCAAAAAAGGCCGCGATGAAAAATACGATATTGATGTAGAGCTGCGCAAGGATGGCGAAGGCTACACGATTGTAGATAGCGACCCGAATACCAAAGACAAGCGCATTAGCACCGGCATGGGTGGCGTTTACAAGAACGATCAGATTCTCAACCGAGAGGGCGAGTTTGTATCGCCTCGCGATATTGTTCAGGCCGGTAGCGCTACTCTTGATAAGCAGCCGTTCAAAGGCACAAAAGATGAGATGGCGCAGGCCGCAAAGCTTGTTGCTGAGATAGAATATGAAAGAAGCGTAGGCAATAACGCCAGGGTTGAAGAATTAGAGAGCCAGTTAATCGACCTGGTATCTGGTAGGAGAAAAGCAGATGAACCTGAACAATTGGGCGAGCAAGGCGCAGAAACACTGGCAGGAGTTCCAGCCGAACAAGTACCAGGCACTGAAGAAACAGGGGACGCTGGACTTGGCGCTGAAGCAGGCAGCAGAACAGACGCTGGCAGAAGTGAGCGAGTTGGAGAATCAGGGCTATCAACCGGACGAGGCGTTCCAGATGGTCAGGGAGAATTACCTGTTTCCACCAGCGGAGCAGAGCGAACCGGACGAGGCGAGCAACGCGGCACCGATGTACCAGGAAGCGTTGCAGATGAAAAGCCGAGTGATGCAGGCCGACCAGTATCAAGAGGGGATGCAGAGTTAATCCAGGCTGAGGAAAAGGCGGCAGAAGAAGCGCCGGCGCCAGTTGGTGAAACAACTCAGCAGGCAGTTAGTGCAGATAATCGCCCGGCCAAGATGTTTACCATTACGCCAGATATGGGAATTGGTGAAGGTGGCCAGAAAACTAAATTCAAGAACAACCTTGAAGCAATCAAGATCCTGAAGTCTCTTGAGGCTGAAGGGCGCCAGGCAACGCCAGAAGAACAGCAAGCGCTTGCGCGTTATGTTGGTTGGGGCGGTATTCCTCAAGCGTTCTATGGTGATGCAGGTAAAGTATCAAAAGGATGGGAGAAAGAGGCGGCACAGCTTAAAGAGTTACTTACCGATGCTGAGTATGATGCAGCGCGCCGAAGCACGCAGGATGCCCACTACACAAGCCAGGAGATTGTTACTTCAATCTGGAAGGCTGTTAAGGATATGGGTTTTACTGGTGGCCGAGTGCTTGAGCCTTCAGTTGGTACTGGTAACTTTTTAGGGATGATGCCGGCAGGTGTTCGAGGAAAAAGCCAGATCACCGGCGTAGAGCTTGATCATATTACAGGCGGGATTGCTTCACACCTTTACCCAGGCGCAAACATTAAAACGCCAATGGGCTTTCAAGACTTCACTATGCCTGATGGTTACTTTGATCTGGCAATAGGGAACCCGCCATTTGGGAGCCAGAAGCTATATGACGGTAAGCGCAAAGACTTATCTAAGTTCAGCATTCACAACTACTTCTTTGCAAAAAGCCTGGATGGCCTGAAGCCTGGCGGCGTACTTGCAATGGTTGTATCTAACAGCCTTATGGATGGTCAAAGCAATCAGGCAGCGCGTGAGTACATGGCTAATCGTGCAGACTTCATTGGCGCGGTACGATTGCCTAATAACGCATTCCTGAAGAATGCAGGCACAGAAGTTACCACTGACATTGTTTTCCTTCAGAAGCGAGAGGAAGGCACGCCGCGTAAAGGTCCTTCATGGAAGCGTACTGAATCAGTGAAAGACGCCAACGGCATTGAAACACCACTGAATGAATATTTTGTAAAGAATCCCGACATGATGCTTGGTGAATGGGGTGCATACGGCTCAATGTATGGACCTAATGACCCGGCGCTTGTTGCGCGTGAAGGTCAGGACACTGGCGCATTGTTGCGTGAGGCATTGGCTAAGTTACCAAAAGGGATTATGGCAGAGTCAAAAGCGGCGCCGGCAAAAGAAGAAGTGAAGCTATCCACCAGCGTTGATAACGTCAAAGTTGGTAGCATGTTCATTGATGGCGGCAAGGTGATGGTTCGCCAGGATAATGAGCTTGGTAGTATTCAGGCTGAGCCGGTTGAGTTTGCCAGCGACAAAGCGCGCCAGCGCGTTGAGGGCATGATCAAGGTTCGTGATGTGTTCACAGACTTGAGGAAGGCCCAGCTTACTGAAGGCGTAAAAGATGCTGCGCTTGACGCGTTGCGCACGCGTCTTAATCGTGAGTATGACGCGTTTGTTAAGGCGCATGGTCCAATAAACTCAGATGCCAACAAGCGCTTATTCCGTGATGATCCTACCTGGCCTCAGATTGCAGCATTGGAAGAATCGTTCGATAAAGGCATTACGCCTGCAATGGCAAAGAAAACCGGCGAGCAATCGCGTAAGCCAAGCGCAAGCAAGGCGGCAATTTTCTTTAAGCGCACTCAGTCACCATATAAAGCGCCAACCAAAGCGGCAACTGCCAAGGATGCAATGGCGGCAAGCCTATCAGAGTATGGCGCCATTGATATGGATTACATGGCGAAGCTTTACAACAAAACACCAGGATATATTGCCAATGAGCTTGGTGATCTTGTGTATGAGGTTGAGCCTGGCCGATTTGAAACGCGTGACCAGTATCTGAGCGGCAATGTTAAGCAGAAGCTTTCCCAGGCAAGGCAGCTTGCCAAGGCAGACAGCAAGTATAAGCGCAACGTCCAGGCTCTTGAGGCGGTACAGCCTGAAGATATTGAGGCCGTTGATATTGATGTTAAGCCAGGCGCTCATTGGTTGCCGCGTGAAGATATGAAGTCATTTGTTGATCATGTGCTTGGCAATGAAAGCGGCAAGGCTGTTTATATCCCTACCAATGCAAAATGGTCTATTGATGGCGTACCAACTGAGGCGGCGCGTTCGCGTTGGGGTACTGACCGAGTTCAGGTTACTGACATTGTTGCAGCAGCTGCAAACCAAAAGCAGATTGTTGTGCGTGACCGTATTGACGAGAACACAACAAGAGTAAACGAAGCAGCTACCAATGCTGCTAATGAAAAGGTTGAGCGATTAAAAGCTGAGTTTCGCCGTTGGGTATGGCAGGACGATGCGCGCCGTAGTCGGTTGACCAGAATCTATAACGACACATTTAACACCGATCGCTTGCGTGAGTTTGATGGTTCGCACCTTACTTTCCCTGGAAAGGTCAGTGACGACATTATCAAGTTACGCCCACACCAAGCCAATGCAGTTTGGCGTATCGTGCAGTCTGGCACAACCTTGCTTGATCACGTTGTAGGTGCTGGTAAGACGTTCACTATGATTGCTGGCGCTATGGAAATGCGCCGCATGGGCAGAGCTAAAAAGCCTATGTTTGTTGTTCCTAATCACCTTGTTGGTCAGTGGGCAGAGGACTTCACCAAGCTTTACCCTGGCGCTAATGTGCTGGCGGCAACCAAGAAAGACTTTGAGAAAGGCAACCGCAAGCGCCTATTTGCGCGTATTGCCACCGGTGATTGGGATGCTGTTATTGTGGCTCACTCATCATTCGGTAAAGTGGAAATGGATAAGGAGTTCCAGGAGCGATTTATCAATCAGCAGATCCGTGACATTGATGAGGCTATCCAAAATATCCGGGCCCAGGATGGGCAGAAGTCACGAAGCATTAAGCAGATTGAGAAGCAGAAAGAGCGCCTTCAGGAAAAGCTGAAGAAGCTGTTTGATGCAGAAAACAAGGATGACAACCTAACCTTTGGTGAGCTTGGTGTTGATGCTTTATTCCTGGATGAAGCGCATGAGTTTAAAAACCTTGGCTTTGCCACCAGTATGACCCGCGTTGCTGGTCTTGGTAATCCGCAAGGAAGCCAGAAGGCGGCAGACCTGTTTATGAAAACTCAGTTTGTCCTGGAAAAGACTGGTGGCAATAACGTGGTGTTTGCTACCGGTACGCCGATCAGTAATACCATGGCGGAAATGTACACCATGCAGCGCTATCTGGATTATCAGACGCTACAGGACCAAGGTATTGCACACTTTGACGCGTGGGCGCGCATGTATGGCGAAGTTGTTACTGATTGGGAATTATCACCTTCAGGAAGTTACAAGCTAAATAGCCGCTTCAGTAAGTTTGTGAATATCCCTGAGCTCATGCAGCGCTACCTATCGTTTGGTGATGTTATCAACCGTGATGACATTAACCGACAGTTGGCCGCCCAGGGTAAGCGCCTACCAGTACCAAAGGTTAAAGGCGGCAAGCCTAAGAATGTTGTGGTTAATCGCAGTGATGATCAGGCCGCCTATATCGGCGAACCTATCACCGATGAGAATGGCCGCGAGTCATACCCGGAAGGTAGCCTTGTTTGGCGCGCTGAGCACTTACCTAAAAAGCCTGAAAAGGGCGCGGATAACATGCTGAAGATTATGAGTGACGCCAGAAAGGCAGCACTTGATATGCGCATGATTGATCCGGCCATGTATGGTGACTACGAAGGCAGCAAGGTAAACCAGGCGGCAGACAACATTAAGCGCATTTACGACCAGTGGAGTGCAGACAAAGGCGCGCAACTGGTATTCATTGACCTGAGTACACCGAAAGGAGCTAAAGCAAAAGAGGCGGCAAGAATCCGCGATCTGATTGAAAAAGCAGACAATGGTGATGAGCGCGCACAGGATGAGCTCGACAAGATGAGCCCTGATGAATTATCAGCGCTTGACGGTGATTTCAGTGTTTACGATGACTTGCGCCAAAAGCTGATCAATAAGGGCATTCCTGAGCAGGAGATAGCATTTATTCACGATGCCAATACAGAGCTTCAGAAAGAAGAATTGTTTGGCAAGGTTCGTAGTGGCCGTATCCGTGTGCTATTTGGCTCTACCGCCAAGATGGGTGCAGGCATGAACGTGCAAGATCGTCTTGTTGCACTACACCACATGGATGCACCATGGCGACCTTCAGACCTTGAGCAGCGTGAAGGCCGTATTATTCGCCAGGGTAACAAGTTGTATGAGCGCGATCCTGATGGGTTTGAGGTTGAAATTAATCGCTATGCAACCAAGCAAACGCTTGATAGCCGTATGTGGCAGACCATTGAAACCAAGGCGCGATTCATTGAGCAGGTTCGCAAGGGCAATACTAAGACACGAGAAATTGAGGACGTTGGCGGCGAGGCAAGTAATGCAGCTGAAATGAAAGCAGCCTCAAGTGGTAATCCGCTTATCCTGGAAGAAATGGACTTGCGTCAGAAAATCAGAAAGCTTGAACAGCTTGAAGATGAGCATGACCGCGAGCAGTTCCGTATTCGTGACCAGGTTCGCCGCCTGAAACTACGCATTGAAACCGGCAAGGATAGAATGCTGAAGTTTACGCGTGATGCCAAAAAAGCAGAAAAAGCGCCAAAAGACTTCTCTATCACAATTAACAGCGGAAAGTACGACAAGCACAAGGAGGCTGGTCAGGCATTGCTGGCGGCAGCAAATAAGATGGCTGATGCAGGGCAGGAAACAAAGGCTATTGGCGAGTATGCCGGCTTTAAGTTGCGCCTGGATAATATCAGCGGTGCCGAGTTCGTGATCACCATAGAGGGTGAGCAGGAATATCAGGTAGACATTCCAGATATTGCTGAAACTGATCCTACCGGTTTAGCTATGCGAATTACCAACACAGTGAAGCGCATTAGTGCAGATGCCAAGAATGAAGCTGAGCTTATCAAGCAAGCTGAGCGAGATATACCAGACCTTGAAGGGCAGATTGCTGATTGGTCACAGGCTGATGAGCTCGCAAAGGTTAAGGCGCGCCATGCCTTGGTTATTGCAGAGCTGAAACCAAAGAACAAGGACCAGGAGGAGATTGAACAGGACGGTACAAGCGCCATGATGTATAACGCTGGCGCTGATGTTCCAATGCCTAACTGGCGTCCAACATATCGCCAGGCTGGCGTGCCAAAGCGCCCTGAAGGTGATGAGTTTGCTATTGGCGATCGTCAAGTTAAGTTGAAGCCAGAGGAACAACCAACGCGCCGCGAGGGTGTTCGCGTTATGGTTGAGGATGTTATAGGTCCAAGACTTTACCAGGGAAAGGTAAAAGGCAAGTCAAAGCTTGGCTTCTACCGCAAGAATAACAGTGAAGTTCGCGTTGCCAATTACGATGATGTTGAGGTTATGGCGCATGAAATGGCGCACTATCTTGATATGCACTACCGCTACAACAAGCGCTTTACTAGGGCATACAAAGATACCAAGTATCGTGATGAGGTTTCCGGCCTGAGCTACACCAGTCAAAAGAACCTGAAGTACAAGGAAGGCTTTGCTGAGTTTGTGCGCCTATGGCTTACAAACTATGCAGAGGCAAAGGCGGCGGCTCCATTGTTTACTCAACGCTTTGAGCAAGTGCTCGCAGAGGATTCAACACTCAATAAGAAGATGGTTAAGCTTCAGGATGAAATGCACCGGTGGTACCTACAAGGTGCGCGTGCTCAGTTGCGTGCCAAGTCTGGTAAAGAGTTAAGCCAGTCTCAGCAGATCATTCAGTACATGCAGTCATATCCACTTGAGCGCTATCGCCAGGAAGTGATTGATAAGATCCATGCAGCCAAGGTTGTTGAGCGCACACTTCATGGTGAGGTTCGTGATGCGGCATTAAGCCCATTCAAGCAATTCCAGCTTATAAATGGTGCAGAGTCGTTACATGAGGCAATCCTGAAAGATGGCACGCCTTCACTTGCTGAAGATGGAACCTTTGAGTTTAACGGAAAGGGGCTTAACCAGGTGTTTTGGCCGGTATCAAAACATGGTTGGAAGCGTTTTGACCTGCTTATGGATTACTTCAAGGCTCGCCGGGCCAATGAGCTTATGAAGCAGGGCCGTGAAAGGCTGTTCACAAAGCAAGAGATTGAGGCCGGGTTAAAGCTTGGTGTTACATACCCTGAGTTCCGTGATGTGTTCAAGGAATATCAGGAGTTCAACAAGCGAATGCTGGACTTCTACGAGCAGATGGGCCTGATTGATGGGAAGCAGAAGCAAGCCTTTGCTGATGCCAACAAAAACTATGTACCATTCCACCGGGTAATAGAACGCCTTGAAGATGGTGATCAGGCTGGAACAACGTCAATCGGCAAGCGCCTGAGTGGTGGCACTCAGAACGTGCGTGACATTGCTGAAAACATTGTTGAGGGCCTTTACTCAAATATCCGGGCGGCATTGATTGCCAGGGCCAAGCAGACGCTATACCGGGACATTATGACTAGCCAGGATGGTTCCTTGTTTGCAGTTAAGCTATCGCCAGATAGCAAGCTGGTTAAGGTTGAACAAACTCAGATGGCGGCAAAAATTGCTGAAGCCATGGCTGATGTTGGCCTAACTGTAAGCAAAGATGGAATGATTATGGCCGGCGATCCTGATGCGCAGATCACTGATGTTGATGATATTGCCCAGGCCCTTGAGTCTAACCCTGATCTGCTTAACTTCTGGACCTTTGGGCACAAGCCAACGACAGCAGAAACATACGTTGATAGTGCCATCATTGATGGTAAGCGTACCTGGTTTGAGGTTCGCAATCCGTTGCTGGTGGATATGCTAACAGGTATGAGAGGCTTTAAGTCTGGCGCGTTGCTTAATGCCATGTTCCGCGTGAAGAACCTGCAAACTCGCACTGTAACGTCAATGCTTCAGTTCCTTGGTCCAAACGCTGTGCGCGATACGCTGAGCGCCTTTGTGATCAGTAAAAACAAGTTCATTCCTGTATGGGATACCTTGATTGGTATGGGGCACGCCATATTCCACACCAAGCTTTACCGTGAGTTTCGTTTGCATGGTGGCGGCTATGGTACCCGTATCGAGGCAAGAACAGAGGAAACCAGAAAGCGCAGGCAGCTTGATCTTCCAAGCCGCAATATGTGGGATACCGCCGCTAAGTTTTTAGCAGGGTATGACCGCTTTGCTAGTGCATTTGAGTATGGTAGCCGCCTTGGTGATTATCGCCGTGGCCGCCAGGCTGGAAAGAATGCGCTTGAGGCTGCATGGGAGGCCAGGGAAGTTGCAACAGACTTTAGCAAGATGGGGCGCAATGAGTTGTGGGCCAAGTTCCTTCGTACCGTTCCGTTTATGAATGCCGGCATTCAGGGCCTGGACAAAACAGCGCGAGAGATATTTGAATTGCGCGGTGAAATGAAGGGTAGCAACCTGGCAAAACTTGATGATGCTAAGGTGCGATTCCTGGCTGCTGGTGGCGTGCTCACTCTTATGACAGTGATCTTGTGGTTGCTGAATGAGGATGATGACCGGTACCAGGCATTGACGCCAGACCAAAAGGCGCGCTTCTGGTGGATCTTCCTTCCTGGTGCAGAGAAGCCTCTTAAAATTCCGCGTCCATACGATATAGGGCATTTGTTCGCAACCATACCAGAAGTTAGCCTTGACTATATCAAGGAGCGTGATGGTAAAGAGGCAGCGCAGACGCTGGCATGGACCTTTGCTAATACGCTTGGTGTTGGTGATTACCCTGGCATATTCCAGCCAATGATTGAGGTGGCCAGGAATAAGAAGTTTACAGGCGCGCCTATCGTCCCTGAAAGGTTGATGCACGTTCCTAATGAGTATCAATTCACTGATCGCACGCCGCAGCTGTACCGCAATCTTGGTGAAGCGCTTGGAGTGTCACCATTGGTGGCAGAGCATTACATGAAAGGTTACTTGCGTTACGTTGAGGCGTATATCTCAGATGGAAGTGAAGCCTTGCTATGGAATGAAAAAGAGTGGGGGCCGCGTCCATTCGTTAAAGAACCGATTGACTACCTAACCTATCAATTCCAGGGGCAGCGTGTTCCTTATCGAACAAAATGGACTGAAGGTTATTTTGAACTCAAGAAAAAGGCAGCCGGCGCCAAGTCTGCATTTGAACTACTGACCGCACAGGCAATACGCGATCAGCAGCCAATGAAAGACTTTTCAGCCGACAAAGTTAACCAGTTGCTTATCAGCATGGATAACGCCTTTAGACAGATTGATGGCGCATTCAAGGACCAGGAAACTGTGCTTGCAGCAATCAAGTACAACCCGGACCTAACCAGGGATGAGAAGGAAAGGAGAATAGAAAATTGGTACCAGCAGAAGAACAACGCTTTAGCGCAGTTCTATGACCAGGCCAATAAGGCATTGGAGCAAGTTGAAAGCGAGCTTTCCCAATAGGGTGAGCGAGTTATAATGAACATTATTTAATAGGAGATTAACCATGGCAGTCTCAATGATTGGCCCAAAGTTTTACGCTTGGGACCGCAACGGCAAACCTCTGGCCTTCGGTAAGATATACACATACCAGGCTAGAACAAATGCGCCAAAACCAACTTATCAATCAGAGGATCAGGTTGCTGAAAACACCAACCCTGTGATCCTTAACGGTGAGGGATACGCCAATATTTACCTTGATGGCTCTTATAAAATTGTCCTTAAAGATAAAGATGAAAACGAAATTTGGAGCGCAGATCCAGTATCAGCAGCTCAGCCGGATGAATGGGTTAATTGCCTAAGCGCAACCTATGTAAGCCCTACTGAGTTCAAAGTTAATGGTAACTTCGCCTCAGTTTATGATCCTGGTCGCCGTGTTCGCGTTGATAGCAATGCAGCGCAATACGAATACTCGACAATTATCACCTCAGTTTTTGCTGGTGGTGAAACTACGGTGACGCTTCTTGATGCCATTGTTACAACTGGCATTCAAGAGGTTTGCGTTTCAATTGTCGGGCATCAGTCTCGCGGTGATGGTCAGATCCTCAGCTTTGGAAACCTTGAAGACGCTGTTGAATATGCGCTTCTTCGCAAGGGTGATGCCATTGACATAAAAGAGCGTCTTACTGGTAAAGGCGGCGGCTCTCTTTGGGATGTTGTTGAAACATCTTCCGTAACTGTTAACGGCTTTAATGTGGTGCAGTCAAACGGTAATCCATTATTGTCATTAAAGCTTCGCGAGGGTAACAATCGCAACGCCCTTGCTTGGGGTTTCGATCCGGGGCTTGACGCTGATAATGACGATGTTTGCGGCGCGTTCTTCGCTGACATTAACGATGGTGATCGGGTTGATTTTGACGGGAATATGTTCCGGGTGTTTGCAAATACAACTGGCATTCCTTCAAGCGGCGCAAATCCGGCAACCGATAGAGCACAAGATCTTGATAAGATGGCATTCCTTAACGGTAAGAAGAATATTAACTTTTCGCCGGGCGGTCTTTATGCTGCCAACCAAGGAACAGCACCAGCCAAGAATTACTTCCCTTCTACCCTTTACCTGAAGGCGTGTGAGGGCATTCACTTTGAGCGTGGATCTATCTTTGAAGGCAAGGGTGGATCTTGGGGTGACTCTGACGCTTCAGTAAGCTTGTCGAAAGATGATCGCCAAGACTTCCTTGGTCAGAATGGTGGTCACGCAATTGTTACCTGTCGATGCAAGCGCATTACTGGTACACCAACAACTCGTTTGTGTGGTTCTGTTGCGCCTTTCTATGCGTCAAGTACGCAAGGTGTTGATCTTACCGATCCATTTAGCAACTCGGCCTCTCTTGGTTATGCGTCTTATGCTTTTGATGCTTGGGTTGGTAATGTTGCTGCTACAGGGCTTGATAATTACCACGGAAACATAAGTAACCCACAAGCGTATAAAGAAACAATTTTACGCCGTGAAGATGGGCTTCAAGCTGGCTCTTCTATTTACAGCGGTAAAGGTGGTGTTTTAACTGAAGATGCTGACGTTGAAGTTGCAACTCAGGGTGGTTATATCGCAGATATGTACGGAAACGGTTCAGCAAAAGAACTAGGTTATGCGTTTGGCGCTGGTGTTCATTCATTGTGTACTAACGTTGGTGCTATTGTCCGTAACTGTCAGGAAGTTGTTTATACTAACGTTTCAGCTAATGGTACAGCAGAATGTCGCGTTACTGATGTTGATGCTGTCGTTGGCTTGACTGGAGTGATGATTGATAACCAATCATTCGGAGTGTGTAAGGCCACATTAAAAGGTAAGGTGCGAGTTAACAACAGCCGGGTATGGGCTGGTGAGGTTGAAACCCTTGGAAATACCAGTCTTGTCGCATGTATGAAACCGGCATCAAATGCCTTTGTCACCATCGACTGTGATGCTGCACCGGATGACAACCCACCAGCAGGTAAAAGTGGTAGCATCTTCGCTTTGATCAGCAACAAGAACGAGGCGACTTATGGCGGTGTCATCATTGAAGGCGGTGAATACGTAATTAACGGATACCTTATCCGATCTGAAGGATGGGGTGGCGCTATCGCTGGCACTAAGCAAGGCCTTGTTATAAAACCAGGTGTTCGCATTGAGTGTTTGAGTACGGCGGCAACTGATGGCTTTATTCAGTATCGAAACAAGTCTTCTGGTGGTGGGGTGTTTACCTATATTTATCACGACATTGAAGGCGCTGATATTACTGTTCAAGGGTTTCGCTCATTGAACTCTGGTTATCAGATCTTTGGTGGTGGGCTGGTTGAACTTCAGTTGTTTCCCAAGCAGCTTGGA